TATGCTGGTATTACAATATCACTAAGTTAGTTCCCACTAATTTACATGTGAAATAAGAATAAAAAATCACAATATGTGAATTATGTGAAATTATGTGAAATGAATTAAAAGTATTGATATATTATAACATATAATATATAATATACTTGTAAAGATAAAAGAGAGGAGCAGGAAAACAAAAAAGAGAAAAATAAAAAAGTTTAAAAAAACTATTGACATATTATAACATATAGTATATAATATAAGTACAAAGAAAGATAAGAGGTAAGAAAGATGAGAAGAGGTCAAGTGTTAGAAATAATGGTGAAAGCCATTAATGAAAAGGTAAAACAGAATTGGAGTGGTGGAACTAATGTATCACATGACATTGCTACTATTATCAATCTTGTAAAAGCTAGCGGCTACATCGATGACCGGCAAGCAAATCAATTATTTCATGAGGCTGATGGTGGTTATCAATTGACTTATAGTTTCCTGTTTGATCTGGGTTTAACAAAGAGTTGGTGATACCGACTTAGTCGGTATCATCTTAAACTACTTAATAGCGATATTAAATAGTTTAAGATGGTAGAAACTACCATAGAAAAGAGGATTATATGAAAAGATTATCAAGAAAAGCATTACAGGAACACGCAAGCGATTTAGTAGCATTTAGATTATCAAGCAACATTTACAAGTATGATAATGACTTAAGTGCATTATATGAACTTAAGAAAGTGGATGAAAATGATAATTGCTATGACGGTAAATTATTAAATGCATTTATTGACAGGGTAAAACTAGAAAATCCTGATGCGTATAGGGTTAGTACTAAACAGCTATGGTATAGCGCCGGTGTTTATGGATGCAGTGGTAAAATGCATAAATTAGAAGTGCTAGACAAGAATTATAATGTAATTAATACTTACTTTACATATTGCTGATAAGAGGGTATAGCCATGTTAGATATCAGTTAAGAAAAACCGTCCTGATGAGTCTTTGAGAATTAAGACGAAACACCCTTCAGGGTGTCGGCGGTAAGCCATGAAAGAGGTAGAATATGAAAAAATATATCGTATTGGTAGAACATGGTGAGTATTATCACTATGATGAAAAGACAGGAGAAGAGTGTGTTATGGATAAGAAATACACAACATATACTTTGCGTAAAGAACCAAAGTTCTATGTACGCATGAAAGGTGATATTTATGAAGCTTATGGTAAGCCATCCTATGCAAAAGTAAGAGCATATAAAGAGAGTTATGCATGGTTTGACAGATTAGACAAAGATGAAAAGTGCAAATGGTACGGTGTACAGTCGCACAATTGTCAACATTTTAGTACCGCATTCAGCTGTTTAGCTGTAGACCCTGAAACGTGTGAAGTGATTAGAGTAATGGTATACAATACAGGCATGAACGTATATGTGTGGAAAATAGCTGATAATTTAGGTAAATAACCTTGACGTTATCATATAACATATGATATACTATATTCAAGAAATGAGGTAAGAAATTATGGAAAAAGAAACATTTAAAATGATTAGGGCATATTACAATAAAAAGTTGCCTGATATGACAAGAGAACAATTCAAGTATAATATGTGTGGGTATTTGAATTGCATGATAGAATTAGACAAAATTGACTGTATGGAATATGCTAAAATTGTTAGACATATTTCAACACGGAAGAAGTTAACAGTTAGAGCAATGAAATAAGAGATACGCAATTCCTGATTGCTATCTCATAGATGGACTCAAGCAATTGAATCCATCTATGAGGTAAAACCTCTAAAAGGAGAAGAAAATGGAAAAGAAAGAATTACGTGAGCAGTATTACAAGTCAATTGAGAAAACGATTGAAATTACGATGGATGGGTTTGAGAATCTTTCGGATTATTTTGAAAAGGTTGACCGTGTATTGTATTTAGGTAAGATTGAAGATTTGGTCGTAAGTCTTACATGTATGGGTTTGATTGAAAATCAAATGTATGCAAATTTATTTGTAGAGCTAGAACAGGCAAAGCGAAAGATTAAAGAGTCAATGGAAGAAGGTGAATGATATGCGTTATTTTCTAGCTTGTTTATTCGGATATTCATTACAGGCATTAGTTGAGGTAATAGCTGTAATAGGATTAATTCATGAAATAAGAGAATGGAACAAAAAATGAGTTTTGCAGAATATTTGTATAATTTAGTAGACATAGTCGCAAATCATGCTGTAAAAGAGCATTATGCAGACAACGGCGCAGATTATGAAGAACTGGAAGAAATTAAGCTATTTGCTAAGGATTTGAGCAAGTATTCACACGACTATGAAGATGTCTATAGACACTCTGAGGAAGTACAGGAGTACATCAAGAACAAATTGGAAAGGAGAAATAAATATGAACATGATAACAATGAATGATGACTACAATGGTATTCTGTTAGACAGTCAGGGCAACACAAGCAATGTTACAATCAATGGAGATTTGATGTTCAATTCAAGAACAGGTGAGTTTGTGAATGTGATTAGAAATGGCTACAGTCATATCATGACAGACTTCAATGGTGAAGTGTATAACGTACAGTATATAAAGTAGGTAAATATGTTAATATGTAATAGTCACTTGTTGGCGTATGTGGTAGTAGGTTTTGTAGCTGGAATAGCAGTAAGAAAAAATAGTAGAGAGGTATAAAAATGAGAAACATTGAAAAGTATAAAAATAATCTTCTAACTGGTATTTATATTTGTGATTTGTATCGAGAAATTTATAAGATTAAAAATGGAAAATATCCGTATGATTGCTGTAGTGCCTGTGGCAGATGCTATGACGACTGTATCAGATGGCTTGCAGAAGAATTTAAAGAACCAGTACTGGATGATGTAGAAAGAAAGTATCTGTCTGAAGTGATTAGACCTTTCAGAAAGAAAATTACATATATCAGTAAGGTAATTCACTACGGGGTTGATAAACAATATATTTCTATTACAATTAAGGATAAAGATGGATTTAGAGATAGTTTAAACTTACCTGATTTTGAGAATGACACTATGTATAAAGGTATGGAAATAAACAAGGCGTACAAATTAGAGGAGTTGGGATTATGAGTTATTACAAACAGATTGCAGAAATGTTCGGTTTAAAGCTGAATGAAGAATTTATATTAGCAGACACGGATGGTAACAGATACATTGAATGTAAATACATGTTTACGGAACTTGGACTGTTACACAGTACTGATTTTGGATTTAATAAAAGTTATTTATTAGATGCGGTTCTTAGGGGTGCATTAGTAGTTAAAAAGTTACCTTGGAAACCTAAAGAACGCTGTGAATTTTATTATTATGGGGTAAATGGTGCTATAAAAACAATTTGGGCTGGAACTACATTTGATTATTATAGATGGAAGTTTGGAAATTGTTTCAAGACAAGAGAAGAAGCAGAAACAAAAGGCAAAGAAATCATGGAAGCAATTCAGAAGGAGTACAAAGAATCATGAAAGTAACAGAGGAAAAGATTTTAGCAGTATTCAGATTACAGTTGAGCAGTAAAGAAGCGTGTATCACAATTACTAGAGTGTCAAAGTGTTACAAGGTAACAAGAGTCATTGATACAGACGTATATATTCAGTACTATGCAAGGCTTGTACAGGCATACGATGTAATGATGAAAATGATTGAAGATTTGAAATAGTTCTTGACTTATAACACAACTTATAATATACTTTATAAGTATTAGAAAGAGAGGTGACAATATGAAAAAGAATCGAGTGAATGTGACAACAAAAGCAATGCTTGCAAGTATGGTTGATGTTGTTTCATGCGAAACTGGTTTAGACATGCTTGTTACAAAACAGGAAGATACAGATTTTGAATTGAAAGCTGAAAACAGAATCGTGACTACAGGTTCACGAAAGTATCTGTATAACTTCCTTAAGGATTTGAGAGTTATTTACCCACTCATTGAAAAGGGTAATGTGAATAAGTAATGAAAGGAGAGTATATTATGTTAAACATTACAAAATTCAACAACACACAGAAGAAGGTATTCGACATTGACCTGAAGGAGGTAAGCACATGGATTAAGGCAAAGGACTTACAGGGAAAGACAGTTCAAATCGTAGCTATTGGATGGCACAAATCAGACAAGTCAAACTATGCTGACTCAGTATTTGCTGTAACAGCTGACAATAGAGGTATCAACTTACCATCATGGACTAAGGATACAGTAGAAAAGATTCTTGCTGATGAACCAAGCGTTGAAGAAATCAAAGCTGGAAAGGTAGCAATCCATTTTAGTGAATACAGAACAAAGGGCAATGTATGCACAACAAACATTGAGTTTGTAGAAGTGACAGCAAATGCAACACTGGATATAAACAGTATGTATCCATCCATCAACGCAAGTGATTTGCCGTATTAAAAGATGAAGTCAACCATTGCGTTGACTTCTTATACAAGAGTATAATTGATTTATATTCTTGTATAAGAAAGGAGTACTTATGGCAAGAAAGAAGAACTACACCAAGAGCGCAATGAAAGCATATGAAAAAGCATTCAGGAATTTGCAGACAGCACAGCGAAAGAGCTTCAAGTTCCTGAAGAGTACAGTAAAAGCGTTTGAGACAAGACTGGGCAGAATCAAACAAGGCATTGCAACAAAGGCTGATGTGAATTACCTGAAGCAGTTCTCAACTGAAAGCAAGGCAATCAGCAAGGCTAGAAGCTATGTGTCTGATGAAGGCAGAAAGATGAGCGTTGCACAGGGCAAGCTGATTGAACGTAGAAAGGTACAGGCTTTGAGAAAGCAGACAATCAAGAACGTTGATGAAATCAAAGATTTGCTGAACAGTTATCCTGATACAACTGTTTCTGTTCGTGGTGATATTCTTGATTTTACTGAAAAAGATGCTGTCATTGATATGCTGGATGCATTTGTAGACCTTAGAAGAAGGGATATGAATGAAGGTGAATATTCATATCTGCTTGGTCAGGCTAAAGACCTGATGTATGCAAGCAATCAGTCTCAGGTAAATGATATATTCAGATACATGGAGTCACGCCTAAGAAATATGATTGATAATGATATGAGGATTGAAGTAGCAGATTCAGAAATCAGCACCATAGGAACACCGTACGAAGCAGGGGATGAATAATGAAACACGTAACAATAAAGCACATTTATGCATGTGACTTTGAAACAACTGTATATGAAGGGCAGATACATACAGAGGTATGGTCAAGTGCAATGGTAGAACTGGGAAGTGAAGATGTAAAACTGTTTGGAAATATTAAAGATACATTTGAATATATCTATCACAGTAAGAGACCTTGGGATGAGTTCATTCTGTACTACCACAATCTGAAGTTTGATGGTGCCTTCATTGTTGACTGGTTACTGAAGAATGGGTTTGCATTTACAGAAGACCACAGGGCAAAAGAGAGAAGAACTTTTAATACTGTGATATCAGACATGGGGCAGTGGTACATAATAGTGGTGAATTACAAAGGGGTAAAGATAAGTATCAGGGATTCACTGAAGCTGTTTCCATTCACACTGAAACAGGTTGGCAAGGCTTTCAATACAAAGCATCAGAAGACAGACATGGAATACACAAACAAATTCAGTCTAGCAGACTGTAGTGAAAGTGATATCGAATATATCAAGAATGATGTACTTGTGTTGAAAGAAGCACTCGAGTTCATGTTTGGTGAAGGGCATGACAGGCTGACGATTGGTAGCTGTTGCCTTGCAGAATATAAAAAACTGATTGGGGTTGAGTGGGATAACTGGTTCCCTGATTTGACAGAGTATGAACTGGATGAACGTATCTTTGGTGCAGGCAACGCTGATGAGTATATCAGAAAAAGCTATCATGGTGGATGGTGCTATGTAGTTCCTGAAAAGACAAATATGATAAAGTACAGAGGGCTGACAGCAGATGTAAACAGTCTGTATCCATCCATGATGCACAGCGAAAGTGGTAACAGATACCCAGTAGATTCTCCACATTTTTGGTGGGGTAATGAAATACCTGAAAGAGCAAGAGGAGATAATAAGTATTACTTTATAACGATTGAATGTTCTTTCCGAATTAAGGAAGGGTATCTCCCATTCATACAGATAAAGGGTTCACCATTCTATCACTCTACAGAATGCCTGAAGGATTCACGACCTACAGTAAACGGTCAGAAGGTAATGCATGGATTCGATAGAAACGGTAGAGAGTTTACAGACAGGGTAAGACTGACGCTGACATGTACAGACTACAGACTGTTGCATGACCACTATGATGTCTATGATGAAGTGATACTTCACGGTTGCTGGTTTCATACTGAGATAGGAATATTTGACATATATATTAATAAATACAAAGAAATCAAACAGAACAGTACAGGCTCAATGCGCAGTCTTGCAAAACTTTTTTTAAAATAACCTGTACGGTAAGATGGCAAGCAGTGATGTCAGCAGTTATCAGAGACCATACATCGAGAACGGTGTACTGAAGTTTGAACTGGTTGAGGAACACAAGAAAAAAGCTGGATACATTGCTGTAGGAAGTGCAATTACCAGCTATGCAAGAAACTTCACAATCAGAAGTGCGCAGATGAATTACTATGGAGAACATAGAAGAGGTTTTATCTATGCGGATACAGACAGTATACACTGTGACCTTTCACCTGATGAGATAAAGGGTATCAAGGTACATCCTACAGACTTCTGTTGTTGGAAACTTGAAAGCAGTTGGGATAAGGGAATATTTGTAAGGCAGAAAACATACATTGAACATGTCACACAGGAAGATTTGGAACCAGTAGAAAAGCCATACTACAATGTGAAGTGTGCTGGTATGCCTCAGACATGCAAGAATATATTCATTGATAAAATGGAAAATGGAACAAAGACAATGAAGGACTTCCATGCAGGGCTGAAGCTGAATGGCAAGCTGTTACCGAAAAGAATTGACGGTGGTGTAATTCTAGTTGACACTGACTTCACGATGAAGTAAATTATATGTGTATCACATCTTGTTTATCAATCATTGGGTGGTGAGGGATAGCACGCCTTAAGTGGTGCCTTGCCACTGTCGGACAGCTAACCGCATGAGCGATACAGGGTGGACTGATATATAAAGAAAAAGAGTACTGGGTAAGACCCAATACTCTTTTTCCTTTTGTGTTTCATAAATAAGGAGGTACTAATGAAAAAAACATAACGTCAAGCAGAAAGAGACTGTACCTTTCGGTACAATATAATTATACACTATATCTGCTTGTAACACAACATGTTTATGATTGCATTTTTACATTCCTGATTCTTGAACCTGAAGCAACCGTGGTCAAAGAAGAACCGAAGTTTGGTAATGTATTCATTGTAGCGTGACAGAAGTACATAGTTGATATCATGGCTTTCAAGGTCAAGTGCTATCTTTGTCTTGAATGATTCGTCAACACTGTCTGAGACATATACAATGTTGCTGTCAGGATATTCACGCACGCCATACTCTTTACCTTCAAATCTGAGGGTGAAAAGGTAGTAGCTTCTACCAGTCATCTTTGCAATGAAAGCAGAGTTGTCATTCAGGTAGGTAGCGGTTGTTGCATACCTGTCATACTTGCTGTCATTGAACGCCTGATGGAATGCTGACTCACGCATTGCCTTGGATGCACTTTCATTGTAGCCTTGTTCAAGCACAAAGCCTTTGCCACGAAGAAACTTTGTTCGAGTTGACAGACGCTTTGATATACCCATTGCTACATAGTACGGATTGATGACTGATACAGTGTTCGAAAGCATGTAGACAGGAAGATAGCGTGTCTGCTTGCCCCGCCCACGTGCGATAGAATCGTGGATAGACATGAACTTGTTGACTTCATTGTTGCAGTAGTGATTTGTTTCGCTTTGAAACTCATCAAAGAGCATTGCTTCAGCGTCTGAAAAAAGATGAGAGTTGCGCTTGATTTGGTCAGCACTGTTCAGTGATATTGCATAGCCACAGGAGCACCCAGTGTTGTCTCCGTCATCATACTTTCTGTCAACTAGATACAGTTCATGGTATATACCTTTGGAACGTGCTTCAGAGTGCATTTCATAGAGAGGGAAGAACAGCTTCTGAATATCCTTGAAGAACTTTTCAGCGCAGTCATCCAGTTCATAGTTGAAGCGGTACAGAAGAATAAATTTAGCACCTGATTTGATGTAGCGGTTGACAAGCAGTCTTCCGAAGTAAGTTGTCTTGCCAGCTGTACGGTTAGAAGTGACCATGAATATTTCAGGCGTGTTGCCTTTGATATCTTTCATTGAAAGAAGTTTAGTTCCATCATAATAAACAGTTTCCATATATAAATATACCATCCTTTATGTTATAATTATATCATAGAAAGGATACATTATAAACTATATGGAAAATGTGATTAAACTGATTCAGATGAATGAAGGGGCGTTTGCAGTAATGAGTATTGCAATTGCGCTCGACATTGTTACAGGAATTATTAAAGCAGTTATTTCTCACGACCTGAAGTCAAGTCGATTCAAGGAAGGACTACTGAAGAAATGCTATGACTACATTCTTGTACTCATTGCTTTCTGTCTTGACTACATCCTTAAGGTAGACTACATCAGCAAGGCAACACTTTACTGTATGATTGCAATGGAGTTCTACTCATGTATTGAGAACCTGAGAGAGTATGTACCAATTCCTGAAGCATTGTCAAATGCTTTGAATGTACTGCAAAAGCAGAGTGATGTACCAAAGATGGATACAGAAGTCAATGATACACCACAGGATATGGAAGAAGGTGAGGAGTAGATTATGAGTGTACTTAGAATTACAGAACCTGACTACACGAACAGATACTATCGTCATGTATGTTCAGGTGGAGTGAATGAATGCATTAGAGTAAACGGAACTTCATGTCTGCCGAACTGTGTAGGCTATGCTTGGGGTGCATGGTATGAAATGATGGGCGTAAGACCTAACTTGTCACGTAGAAATGCCAAGGAGTGGTTTGGCTATACAGCTGACGGATACAGAAGAAGCAGTGTTCCTGAACTGGGTGCTGTAGCGTGCTGGAATGGAAGATACGGACATGTAGCAATTGTAGTCGGAATCTTTAAAGACTATATCGTTGTTGCACAGTCCAACTATGGCGGTAACAGATGGGAAAAGGTAAGATGCTACAAGTATGGAAAAGGCTACAAGTCACATGGTGGCAATACAGCCTTTCAGGGATTTATCTGCCTGCCTGACAGGTACAGAGTTACAGTTGCTGACAAACAGACAAACTCATCAGGCGGTAAGGTAAAGACATGGAATCTTTCAGGTATCTATGGAAGAAAGCCAAAGGTATTTACAACAAAGTGCGCATTGAATATGCGTGACTATCCAAGTACAACAGGCAAGGTCAAGGAAGTTGCACCTAAGGGAAGAAAGCTGTACTACTATGGCTATGGTGCAAAGGTAGGAAATATCTGCTGGTATTATGTTCAGGATGCTGTTACAAAGAAGGAAGGGTATGTGTATGGTGGTAAATACAACAGCGGTGTAGCACCATACCTGAGCAATGCAAGACCATAATGCTTCTAGTACTGACATTTATCGGGTTGATGATTTATCTAGAATACATGCTTGAATGTTTTCTCAGCCTGTTAGAAGAGGAAGAAAGACATGAGCTACACACCAAGAACAAGCGCTCCAGGTAGCGGAGACCCACGCTGGACTAAGACTACTTACGGCGGATACAACACGCAGATTTTAGGAAGCCCAAGTGCATGGAGTGGTTCCGTACTTGCGAACTGTACAGGGTATGTACACGGAAGATGGATGGAACTCGGTGGAGTAACAAGTGAGTATGACCTGAGCAGTGGTAATGCGAACACCTACTGGGGTCATGCTGACGGATACGCAAGAGGACAGGAACCTAGACTTGGCGCTGTATTATGCATGGGTGGCGGTGGATACGGTCACGTAGCTATTGTAGAAGAGATATTCGACAATGGGGATATCATGGTAAGTGAATCGAACTATGGTAGAGCAGTGTTTGAATATGTCAGAAGATACAAATCAACAGGCTACATGAGAAGTGGTGGTTCAGTAGGTGGCTTTCAGGGATTCATCTATCACCCCAATATTTCACCACCTGAACCTACATATACACTTACAGTTGTAAACGGTCACGCTGACAGCTATGTAGGGCATGATACGAATCGTGTATCTATCTATGCGGATATCCCTGAAGGATATGTATTCAACCGCTGGCAGATAAATGGTGCTGGCAGTATCGACAATATCCTACAGCCTGTTGCTGTATTCCAGTTCGGTGGTGGAGACTGTACAATTACAGCGACATTCAAAAAGAAAACAACACCGCTTAAACTTATGTATTATATTTCTCCTATAGCTTTAATACGTAGAATGTGATATAATATAAAAGAAAGGAGTTGCTATGGCAGTAAGAACACGAGAAGAATTATTGAAGATTGTCCGTGACTATGTAAAGGACAATACAGACGATGCTACACTTCAACTGCTTGAAGATGTAGATGACACATTCAAGGACTTTGCTGAGAAGTCAAAGGACGAAACAGACTGGAAGGCAAAGTATGAAGAAAACGATAAGGAGTGGCGTACAAAGTACAAAGAGAGATTCATGAGTGGTGGGGATGATGAAAAGAAAGATGTCAATCCAACACCAGCTGATGAAAAGAAAGAAGAAAATGAGGATGAAAAGGAAACTTTCAATGACTTGTTTTCTGAAGAAAGGAAATAGAAAATATGGCTAAACGAGTTGCAAAATCAACATTAAATGCTACCACACTGGATATCCTGAATGTCATTCGTAAGAACGCTGGCTATCAGTATCAGAATGATGTACCTGAAGTTACAAAGTACACTGATATTCCAAAGGTCGGTGAAATTATCTGCGGAAACCCAGCACTGTCTAACCAGTTCTTGGATGCACTTATCAACAGAATTGCACTTGTAGTGGTTCGTTCCGCTACATTCAACAATCCGTATGCAAGACTGAAGAAAGGTTATCTTGAATTTGGTGAAACAGTTGAAGAAATCTTTGTGAGTATTACAAAGGCAGTCTACTACACACCTGAAAAGGGTGCTGAACGTGAGTTCAAGCGTACACTTCCTGATGTAAAGAGTGCATTCCATGTCATGAACTGGCGAGTCATGTACCCTACAACGATTCAGGATGAGGATTTGAGACAGGCTTTCTTATCCGTAGACGGTGTAACAGATATGATTGCACGTATCGTAGACAGTATCTACACAAGTGCAGAATATGATGAATACCTGTTAACTAAGTATATGCTTATCAAAGCTATCTCACATGGTAAGTTCTACCCACAGTCTGTAGGTGATATCACAGACCTGAAAGAAAGTGCAGTTGAATTCAGAACAGCTTCAAACAAGTTGCCATTCATGAGCGACAAGTACAATGAAGCTGGTGTAAAGAATACAACACCTAAGGACAGACAGGTTATCTTCATGGATGCAAAGTTCAACGCACAGTTTGATGTGAACGTACTTGCCAGCGCATTCAACATGGATAAGGCTGACTTCATGGGTAGTCTGTTCCTGATTGATGACTGGGATACATTCGACAATGAAAGATTTGATGAAATCAGAGCAGAGTCTGATGGCATTGAAGAAGTAACTGCAAATGAACTTGCACTGATGAAAGATGTCAAGGCTGTCATTGTGGATGAGGACTGGTTCCAAATCTATGACAACACGACAAAGTTCACAGAAAAGTATGTAGCAAGTGGACTCTACTGGAATTACTTCTACCACACATGGAAGACTATCAGTAACTCACCATTTGCTAATGCAATTGCATTTGTAGCTGGTACAGCTAATATCGCATTGCCTGAAACTATCACAGCTGAAATCATGAGCAAGGATGTATCTCCTGAAGCTACAGTATTCACTCTTGAAGCAAAGGCAGACGGTGCAACACTTGCACCAAACAATGCGAAGTTCATTCAGACAGAAACACTTGTCACAAAGAGTATTGCTGTCAATGAATACGGTGCGTTGATTATCCCAGCTTCACAGGTAGCAACTGACATTACTATTGTAATTGAAATGGGTGGTGCAACATATACAGCTGGAACAACTATCAACGGTTCTTCCGCAGTAGGTGCAACAGTTACCCTTGCCAAGGGTTAATCATTAAGAACAGATAATATCTGTTCTTTTTTATTATGCATTTGTATGTTATAATATAAGAAAGAAAGTGAGGTAGACTATGTACATTGTTCCGAATACGACAATCTATCTTTTAAAGAATATCCCTTTGAATAAAAGCTATGAGCATACTGTCTACTATCCTGACAAGGATACACAGGCACAGGCTTTCATGACTTACAAGAAATACACACTGACAGACTATTCCTATCAGCGCTCACAGCTCGGTACTATCAGAGTACATCTGAAGTATGAACAGCTGATTGACTGCAACTATCTGATGTTCAAGAACACGAACTTTGAAAACAAGTGGTTCTATGCATTTATTACAGGAATTGGATATGTAAGCAATGATGTTACAGATGTATACTATGACTTGGATGTAATGCAGACATGGTGCTATGACTACACTTTTGGAAAAACATTTGTTGAAAGACATCATGACGCTTATGACAGACTTTACGCTAATACAGTGCCTGAAGGTCTTGAATTGGGAAGTGAATACAGACTTATTCAGGGTAAGTCTTATTCATATGCACAGCCACTGTCTTGGGTGATTATTGCTACTACAACTGTTAATGTAGGGATATCAGCACAGTCAGGAATTATTACAGGTGTATACACTGGATTAGTTGTTTATTATTTAGAAACTGAAGCTGAATTAAATAAAGTTGTCTATGCATTTAAAAATGCTGGTCAGGAAGATGCCATTGTTGCTTTCTATCAGTGTCCTAGAATTGATAAAAACAAAATAACAACAATTAATACAGATGAAATTACTTTTACACAGCAGATGAATCTAGGCAATGCATATAAACCTAGAAATAAGAAACTGTTCAGTTATCCTTATTCATTCTTGGAAGTGTACAACACACTCGGCACTTCTGTTGAATTGAAATTTGACCAGTTCAGCAATTTTGGTTCTTCTGAAGTTGAGTTCAAGGTTGAAAAAGTTATTTTCCCACAGGCAAACCTTGTTATCACACCTAAATGGTACAGAGGTTATCAGTGGGATTATGAATACTCATCAGTGTACGGTCTGTTCCCAACATGTGCATTTGCTGGTGATGCCTTCAAAGTATGGTGGGCGCAGAATAAAAACTCATACTTGGCTTCAATGAATGCAATCGGAAATACATATGATACGAATCAGGCTATTGCACAAAATAACTACACAATGGCTGGACTGAATGCTTCCAACGCAAGAGCGAATGCTCACATTCAGGCTAATACAGCACTTGCACAAGCTGAAAACAGTAACAAAGCTAGCCTTGCTGTAAACAGCGCACAACAATCTAGAGCACTGATTGGTGATGTTCAAGGCACAGCAAGCAAAATTGGATATGGTGCTATGGCTGGGCTTGCTACATCAGGTCTTAATGTTGGTGGTGCTATCGTTGGTGGTATCGCTGGTGGACTGCTGGGGGCAACAGAAACAATAACGAATCAGAATATCTACAATGAACAGGCTAACCAAATCAACACAAATCTTCTAAACTCACAGATTGGTGCACAGGCTGGAGAAGCTATCTCTGCAAACACGTTTCAGACAGCTATGAAGAACGCAACACTTGCACAGACAAATGCACAGTTAAGCAATCTCAATGCTTATCAGAATGCGACTGCTCAACTGATGGCAAAGAAACAGGATATCCATCACACGCCTAATTCTGCTCACGGAAATGCAATGTGTGACGGATTGAACTATGCACGTAATACAGCTGGATTTATTATTCGCCAGTGGGCATTAAGCTATGAATATGCATCACGTATTGATGAATATTTTGACAAGTACGGGTACGCAATGATGACAGCTTTTGTACCTTCAAGACTGAATAGAAAGCACTGGAGTTATCTAAAGACAACAGGATGTAATATCAAAGGCAACATCAACAATACTGACTTGCTGACAATCAAGACAATCTATGACAATGGTATTACTACTTGGAAAAATCTTGAAGAAGTAGGAGACTACTCACTTGACAATACGGTTGATGAATCTACAGCAGCAGATGAACCAACAGATAGAAAGGAACTTTATGGGAAGAAGAAGAAGAAAAACTAATTTTGATGAATCACTTGCAATGAATGACTATACGTATATACAATATGCGTATAGACTCATGGAACTGTCAATCTCCATGTTTGAATGGAAGAACCTTCCTGAAGGTGTTGATGAACGCTTCCTAGAAATGATACTCTTTACAGACGGACAGGCGGTATTCTTCCGTGATGATGAACTGGGCGATTATCTTGCGTTGCAGTGTCTTATCAACGGTAAACTGAATGTGTACCGTATACCTATCAACAGACGTGCATTTGCTGTCAATGGGTATCAAAAACAGCTGACAGACAAGGACAGTGTGATTATCTTTAACAATATGCTACACACAAACTCATGGCTGGATGTGAAAATGTTCGCCAAGCGCCTGTACAATCTAGACAGAATCATTGATGTGAATGCGAACGCACAGAAAACACCTATCCTTATCAAAGGCAATGAGCAACAGAGACTTACACTTATGAACCTCTACAAGGAATATGACGGTAATGCACCTGTTATCTTTGCTGACAAGTCACTTGACATGAACGTACTTCAGGTGATGTCAACTCAGGCACCTTATGTGGCTGATAAAATCTACCAGCTGAAAACACAGATTTGGAATGAAGCGCTGACTTACCTTGGTATTTCAAATGTATCGTTTCAGAAGCGTGAAAGAATGGTATCTGATGAAGTGACACGTTCTCAGGGTGGTACAGTTGCTTCACGTTACTCTCGACTGAATGCTAGAAGACAGGCATGTGAACAAATTAACAAGATGTTCGGTTTGAACATTGACTGTGACTTCCGCGAAGATTATCAGTTCTCTGAAGAAATATTTGACGATGTGAAAGACGTACAGAAAGATGAAAAGGGAAACCTTGGAGGTGGAACAAATGAGTAAGTATACGACTGAACTCCGCTTTATATGTGAGTCATACAACACTGACACATCAAGTGACAATGGCAATGTAGAAGAAATCATTGCCAATGCTGTACCTAAGATTTTTGATTTTGACTTTCCTATCTTTGATGAGTCTTACAGACCCACTCTAGAAGCGACAATTCTGCGCCACTACTACACTAGAGAAATCTGCTGTGAGACAGTGGGAAGATGGAAGATGTTCTTACGTGACCGTATGATACTTATCATGCCGAAGTACAATCTCATGTACAAGAACCTTCAGGAAATTCAAGACAAACTTCTATTCACAACTGATATGACAGAAGATTATAAGGGTAACGGTTCAAACACGAATACCAACACATCTTCAGGAAACTCAACAAACAAGACTACTGGTTCAGCAAAAAATACTTCAAATACTACAAGTGGCGCTACATCCCACAGTGCTTCTGATGCATGGCAGACAGCGAACGATACACCACAGGGCGCGCTCACTGGTATTGAAAACAATCAGTACCTGTCAAGTGCTACTCACAACAAGGGTACTTCAGACCAAAACAGCGACTCAAACGCAACAGGTTCAAGTACAGCTGAAACTACTCAATCTGTAACAAATGAATCTTCTAATACTTCTAATGGCAGTGGCAACACAACACAGAACTATGTACGTAAACTGCTTGGCAAGAATGGCGGTTCGGAATATATCAATATCTACAATAAACTTGTAGACAGTTACACTGACATTGATGAACTTATTATTGATGAACTTAGTGATTTGTTCTTTCAGTTGTGGTAAAATATAAGAGGGAAATAATATGTCAGATATGAATTTTAATAACGCTGAATTATTTAGTGATTGCTACTGTCAAAAGGTGCTACCACTTGTTTACGATAATTCTTTATCCTACTATGAAGTTCTATGCAAACTTACAAATAAAATAAATGAATTAGTTGATACTGTTAATGAATTGGAGACTAAATTAAATGAACAAAATAAATAAAATAAATGTTTGCTGTCAGAAGGTACTTCCACTTGTATATGATGAATCATTATCCTACTATGAAGTTCTATGCAAAGTTATTCAGAAACTGAATGAACTTATTAAAATCAACAACAACATCCGTGATGAAATTCACAAGGAATATGTAGAAATTCTTGAATCAACAAAAACAGTTACAGAAGCAGTTGCTTCTGTTACTGCTATGCGTGATGAAGTACTTAACCTTAAACAGGCTACTGAACAGTACGCAAATGATGTTGTTACTGTCTACAATGAAACAGTACAGGCTAGAGATACTGCAATTGCTAAAGCTGAAATTGCGGAACAGTCTGCTACAACAGCTACTGAAAAGGCAAACATTGCTTCTACTTCTGCTACTACAGCGACAGAAAAGGCTGAAAGTGCGAAAAAGTCAGCGAATACAGCGACACAAAAAGCAAACAGTGCTTCACAGTCTGCTACAGTAGCAACTACAAAAGCAAACGAAGCACAAACAAGTGCTAATAACGCGAAACAGTATGCTGATGAAGCAAAAGAAAGTGCTAGTCTTGTAGGAAAAGATGTTACACAGTTAAAACAGGATGTTAGCAATCTACAATCTACTGTTGGTAAAAATACTTCTAGTATCTCATCACTAACTGCAAAGGTTGACAACAATACTTCTGATATCTCATCACTAACTACAAAGACTGATAACAATACTTCTGATATCTCATCACTAACTACAAAGACTGATAACAATACTTCTCAAATTACAGCATTACACAATATGCTTCTTGTATACTGGAAAACACTCTATCCAGTAGGTTCTATCTACATTAGTACATCCCCTACTTTCAATCCTAATACAACTTGGGGTGGAACGTGGAAAAAGACTTCTGAAGGGCGTTGCTTGATTGGTGCAAATGATACTTACCCTTTAGGGTCAACTGGTGGTGAAGCAGAACACACACTAAGTATTAGCGAAATGCCTAGTCATGACCATAACCTATCCGATTGGGCAATGTCTTGGAAAATAAGCGGTGTAAGTGGAGAAGTAAATCTAAATGCGTCAGCAACAGCAGACGCATGGAGTAATAATCATGGTTATTTCAAGAGCCAAAATTCAAAAGCAACAGGTGGCAATCAACCACATAACAATATGCAACCATATCTAGCTGTATACATTTGGGAACGTACTGCATAATGTATTATTTTTCACAAGCATAATACTGCTTGTGATTTTTTATTCTTATTTCACATGTAAATTAGTGGGAACTAACTTAGTGATATTGTAATACCAGCATA